AGAGAATTGGCGATATCAATACTCGATAACCACTCATGGATATTCTTCTTCCACTCTTTTGGCGCTTGTGGTGCAAAGGTGTAGTGAAGCATCTCTCGGTCCATTCCGGACGAAGCAAAACTTTGGCGCAACCAACACGCTTCCTGATTACATACACGGTTCATATTATTTTTAAGCGCGGACCATATCGCGCGAGGGTCGGTGTCGGTGATTTTCTGGTCGGGGTGGCGTCGATTCCACATTAATCGCAGTTTTTCGAGAGATTTCGATGAATAACACGAGAAATCTTTGGTTTCATTGATGTCGGGGTTGGTCTCCTCGTCTCTTGGCGCACAACTCACATCTTTAAATGTCTTATCTTTTACAGTAGCGACGTCTTTTTGTTCCATGATATGAAATGAAATACTAAACCTATACTATTATGTCATAAAAAATTGAAGTGTTTATATTATTATTCATAATAAAATATCGTCCACGTCCGCGTCCACGTCCGCGTCCGCGTCCGTTCGTACTCTCGTAATCTCGTACTACTCGCATTTCATGGTCGTAAAAACTCGTTCTGGTAATAAGAAGAAGTCGTCGAATGATGGTAGTACTGGTCATTGTGATGACCGCAGCCACCACAGCCTATTCACGCCGTCATTTCGTGAGGCCAGTATCTGGAATTATAAAATACACACAGGGCGTCGTGGCAGCAGCAGCGATGGTCACCAGGAAGAACATGACATGGCAGCACTCGAAGCATCCGCCACTGAAGCATTGGTCGACATTTCTGAGTCAGGTTCGCCGTCGAACCCTGAAGATGTCATGTCTTCGCATGCATGTATTAACCCAATGCAACCCATCACACGGTATATGTACCGAATCAGTGTCTATAATAGCGAGAGGACGCTTCATTACAAGACAGCATTTATTCTTTACAACCACAAGACTCGGTTGTATTATGTATATACCATTGTGTCCAATTCGTACCCGGATGACGCGTCGCCCTCGCCCTCGCCCCCCGAGTCGGAATTTCCCCAACCTGTCAACACGATTCACATGAAATACCTCTCATACATCGGTGATACGATTATGAACTATGTCGCGACGTTGATTGTCCCGCACAAGATCTACGATTACTTCATTCAGGACGATATTCTTGGCGTCGTCCAGTCAAACGACGGCGCATTTACAGCATCTGTATTCAGTGATGAATCCTCGTATTACGACATCGACCGCCTACTCCACGACAAGACATCAACTGAAACAACCAACGGATTCAGAGTGTTTCAACTCATTGGTTCTCGTAATTATTGGTATGACCCGGCTGCTGATGCTGCGTCGGAGCCTTATACACCCGAAACTCTTCAATCTGTGCTTCAAATATTGGGTCAGTCTAGTTGATTGTCTCCGCCGCTGCTGCCGCCGCCGCCGCCATTCGCTACTCGCATCGTTATTTCCTGGTGGTAATCGCGGATTTTCGGTAATCGCGCCTTTATATCTTCGTCTGTATTTCCAGGTATCGGTTTCATCACTATAAAATCATCCATTGTTTTTTTTCGGATACACATTTTATTTGCAAAGGAAAGAATACGGTCGTTCTGTATTGTAGGTGACGCCGGCACCGGCACCGGTTCTGGACTCACTGCGCTGTCATCGTTTTCCAACGTCGGTGGCGGTGGCGGCGTCGGTGGCGGCGTCGTCATCTCTTCCTCGCGAACCTCTGTCCGTTTGTCCTGCTCCACCATTTCAGTAATATCACACCATTTCAAGTATTCAATACATGATTTCAAATACTCATCATGTCCGCGATTAATATCATCATTTTCGCATCGTTCATGGAATAAGTCACGCGTCATCGCCAATATTCGTTCTTTATAGTAGATTTTTTCTTTACTAAATTGTTCTATCAGTGCGTCACTTGCATTCCCGGCCGTTTTCTTGTATTTATCGTATCGTATTCGGTTCGACATCACTGTTAATGTCATCTCGTTCAGTTCGTTCCATTGTCCGTCGCCTTGCCCTTCTCCTGTCCCTTCTCCTGTCCCTTCTCTTTCAGCCATTTCAGTGCGCTATATTGTGTTATAATAGAACAATAATTCGGCATATATTGTTCTATTATATTTTTGTATTTATACCGGCTTCGCCCGGCTACGACCGGCTTCGCATCGCGTCCCCCCGGCTACACCGGTCGTCTACGACCGGCTTCGCATCGTCAAATGTTCGCGCGCATTCGACGACGCTGTCGCACGCGGTATATGCGTTGGGAACTTTCCCTGCAGTTCGGCGTTTTCACGCGTTGCCCCAGACCTCCCACCGGTAAACCCCTCTTCAATTCCCTGCACGTGTGCTTTTTGCTCCTTTTCCTTTTGTTTCTTTTTAAGTTGTTCTTCGGGAATATGATTGGTGGCGGGTTCGATGACAGGGCCACCTTCGCCCGTACAAAACCCGTCAAAGGTACAGTTCAATGTACGAAGTTGAAACCGGGTTGAATTCTCAAACGTGAGTTTGCCTAAATTGTGGGGGTTGGGATTCATGGGGTTGAAGTCCGTGGCCCCATTCTCAAACAAGTATGGGTTCGGTTGCGCTACTTCACGTGCATCTATCGTTACCTGATAAAGGTCGCTTGTTGATTCCGGCACATAAACGGCGCGGTCATTGCGCTGAAGTGCGAAGTATTGGTTGCGAAGTGACGACTCTACATTCACGCGTTCAGCCCATCCACGCCACGGCGCTTTGGCGTTACCCGGATTGAATACGGTTTCTGTGGTAAAATGTTGATAGGGTTGAATTGGTACAGTCGGGACAGGTCGTGTCTCTAAAATCGGCATCATTGCGTATTTGGATGACAAGGGGCGAACATTGTACGCCGGGCGTAATCCGGTCGACGGTATATTGCGGTCTGAAATACGTTCATTGATTTCTCCAAGTCGGTCATGATGATTTGAATATGCGCCGTTTACAACACCGTAAAACTCCATTGTCGTTGTTGTTGTTGTATGTATGTGTATGAGAATATACTTTATATTATGAAAATATTATGATTTCGGCGGGGGCGAAAGGGTTTAAACGGTATCGCGTCGTATTCTATATTACTGTTATTTAAGCGCGAGCGTAGTAATGTGCGGTATATTCTATTTTCAAACTGTCGCGCGTTTATCCTTAAACCAACTTAAAACATTACAAGAAAACTCTTTATTATCATGTCATCGAGGCCCTGATAAGACGGTGTTTCTCAAAGATGATACCCGTGCATGGGGATTTCATCGTCTTTCGATTAATGGCATGGACCCCGCGGCAGATCAACCATTTCACCTCAAAAACTGTCGGTTGATTTGTAATGGAGAAATCTATAATTTCCGCGAATTGATTGCCGAGTTTGGATTGGAAGGCGAGTATACCAGTGGGTCCGATTGCGAAATTATTATTCATTTGTATCGCAAGTTCGGCAGGAATATGAAGGAGACGGTTCGTCGTCTGGATGGGGTATTCGGGTTTGTGTTGTACGATTACGAAACCGGAACTACGTATGTTGCGCGAGACCCGGTGGGCGTGCGCGCGCTTTATATCGGCGTATCTCGTCACGACGGACAATTCGGCAGCGAATATTCCGACCTGACATGCGTTTCATTGAACCCTGACCATTACGGGTTATGTATCGCAAGTGAAATGAAGTCGATTCATTCGATATGTGATACGGTCGTCCAATTTCCCGCCGGTTGTTATATGGAATATGATGGAGAAGACGCTGCCGCAACGGTGTTTCACTCGTATTATGAACCGGCCGCCGTCATTGGCGACATGGTTGGTGACGGTCTTGACAGCACATTGAAGCAGTTGCATGTGAATTATTCATACCCGATGATGGAGATGGACGCCGGGATGGACGAAACGCTCGTCGAAAAAGGAATATGCGCCAACATCCGCGAATTATTTACAAGGGCGGTCGTAAAGCGTCTCATGAGTGAGCGACCCGTGGGGTGCTTATTATCCGGCGGTTTAGATAGTTCACTTGTTACGGCGATTGTTGCGAGAGAATTGAAACGCACCTCGCCAGATACGGTCTTGAATACGTATAGCATCGGTTTAGACGGTTCCGTGGATTTGATATGGGCGCGTCGTGTGGCCGAACATTTGGGGACATGCCATCATGAAGTATCACTCACCGAACAAGATTTCTTGGACGCAATTTATGAGACGATTTACCAAACCGAGAGTTACTGCACTACGACCATTCGCGCATCGGTGGGGAATTATCTGATAAGCAAGTACATTCAACAGCAAACCGTTGATGTCGTTATTTATTGCGGGGACATGTCGGATGAAATATTCGGGTCGTATCGTGGATTCCAGAAGGCGCCAAATGAGGTTGAGTTTCATCGCGAAAATGAGCGCATGATTCGCGATGTTCGGTTCTTTGATTTACTTCGGTCAGATAAGAGTATCAGCGGCGCTGGTTTGGAAGCGCGTGTACCGTTTGCCGATAAGGAGTTTCTTTCCTACGTCATGCGTATTCCTGCGCGATTCAAGGAGTTTACCGACGATAAAATGGAGAAATATTTGCTTCGAAAAGCGTTTGAGAATGAAGATGGTCTTCTGCCGGATAGCGTTCTTTGGCGTAGAAAGGAGGCGTTTAGTGATGGTGTGAGTTCGGCAGCAGATGGTGGGCGAACATGGGTTCAAATGATTAAAGAATATACTGACCGTGTTGTTACGGATACCGAATACAATAACAAGAACAACTACTTATATTCGCTTCATAATCCGCCGTACGACAAGGAGAGTTTTTATTATCGTCGCATATTTGAGTCCATCTATCCGGGGCGTGGAGATACCATCCCGTACTATTGGCGCCATCCATTCTGCGACGGTGTTCTGGACCCAAGCGCGAGGTTGCTGTCGTTTTATGTGGCGGACGGCCGCGACACTTAATATTTATCTCTTCATTATATATCATTCGATTCCGTTCCATTCCATTCGATTCCATTCTATGAATACTATCAAGACATCATTGGAAGATTTGATAATTGGAATCATAACCTATATTCGCGACACTGTGAAACCGATATTCGCGAAATATTCGGATTATTACAAGTACATTGACGTGTTTTTTTATGGAACGTACGCCATTATATTACTCGGATTTTACAATACTGTTCCGGAGTATATTCCTGTATTACGGAACACCATT